TGTTCCTCAAAAAATCAAACTAAATATTTCGGAGCCAGTTATTGAATGGTTTAAAGGTAGAGGCATCACAGAGCCAACTTTAAAGCATTGGAAAGTAGGGCAATCAATGGAGTATTTTCCGCAAGTAAACGCAAAGCGTAGGGCCGTAAACTTTAATTACTACCGAGAGAATGAACTTGTAAACGTAAAATATAGAGATTCGCAAAAGAATTTTAAAATGGTTTCAGGTGCGGAACTTATATTTTATGGCCTTGACAATATAAAAGAAATGGACAAAATTTATATTGTTGAGGGAGAAATGGATGCTTTGACTTTACACGAGGCCGGTATTTATTCCGTTTGCTCTGTTCCAAATGGTGCGTCTAAAGGAAGCCAAAGACTAGAATATTTGGACAACTGTTGGCAATACTTTAAAGACAAAAAAGAAATAATACTTTGCACAGATAACGACAATCCGGGAATTGAACTTAGGAAAGAACTTGCAAGAAGGTTTGGAGCGTATAGATGTAAATACGTTGATTTTGGCGATTATAACGATGCTAACGAGATTTTAATATCTAAGGGAGCAGAAACATTAAGGAATGTTATAAAAGGCGCTAAAAACTTTCCTTTGGAGGGCGTTTTAAATGTTGATGATATTTGGCAATCTGTTTTAAATTATAATGAGGCCGGAGTTAAAAACTATTCAATAGGTTTGCCAAACTCAGATACATATTTTAAAATGTCTTTAGGAGAGTGGACTGTTGTAACCGGAATACCAAATTCAGGAAAATCTGATGTTATGGATCAAATATTTTGCAACCTAGCAACTACCTACGATATGAGATGCGCAATTTTTGCTCCTGAATCATTTCCATACGAGGGCCACATAAAAAGAATTGCAAATAAATTAAATGAAACTAATTGCGATAGTAACCAATTAAATAACACAAAAGATTTTATTGAAGACCATTTTTATTGGGTTAAAATAGATTTAGAAAATCTAACTTTAAAAGCGATATTAAACCATTTTAAAGAGTTGGTATTTCAAAAAGGAATTAATGTTTGTGTGATTGATCCCTGGAATATGCTCGACCATTCAGCGCAAAGAGACCATTCTTATATTGGAAAAGTATTATCGGAAATTACTCAATTTTGTCAGCAAACAAATACACATTTATTTTTAGTGGCGCACCCTAGAAAAATTGAAAGCGAAAACGGAAACTATAAAAAACCAACTTTGTATGATATAAGTGGCTCTGCTGACTTTTTTAATAAGGCCTATAACGGATTAATAGTTTATAGATGTATTGGCCAACGTACTAAATTTGATTCTGATATTGTGAAAATGTATGTAGAAAAAGTAAAACGTAAAGAAAACGGACAACTAGGCGATTTTGATATTGCTCCTGATTTTAAAAACGGCGGTGTTTATAGGGATGTCGATTTAAATACAAAAAGGTTTGAGGTTGTAACCGATGATAATGTACCATTTTAAAAAATAAAACAAATGAAAAAAAATAAAATTAATCACTTAGATTTATTTAGTGGGATTGGCGGATTTCACTTAGGTTTTGAAAAAGCGGGTTTTGAAGTAAACTCATACTTTTCAGAAGTAGATAAATACGCAATAGACGTTTATAAAAATAACTTTAAAAATTCAAATTATGTCGGATCAGTTACAGATGTTCGAGGAACACAATTACCAAAAATTGACGCAATCACTTTCGGATCGCCTTGCCAAGATTTTAGTCTTGCTGGAAAACGTAAAGGGATGGGAGGACAACGCAGCTCCCTTATTACCGAAGCAATTCGACTCATCGATGAGTGCAGACCACGTTTTTTTATCTGGGAAAATGTTAAAGGAACATTCTCCTCAAACAATGGCGAGGACTTTTGGGCAATTATCAAAGCCTTTACCAACCTTGGGGGTTATCGACTTGAATGGCAATTGCTTAATACAAAGTGGTTTCTACCCCAAAACAGAGAGAGAATCTACCTTGTCGGATATCTTGGAGACGGATGTTCAGGACAAGTATTTCCTATCAGAGAAAGTAGTAAACAGACTAATGAGTTACAAGGAAAACAAACAAACACTTGTTGCCTCACAACAAGATATGGAGCAGACGGAAACGGAAGTTACCTTATTGAACGTAAACTCAATGCACAAAAAGTCGAAATAGGAACTTTAAGAACTCATAATGACGGCAAAGGATTTAGAAAAATAAAAGACGGGGATTGTCCAACAATACCGGCAAGAGCAAGAGAAGACGGAAGCGGTCAGCCTATAATAAAAATAAATTCAGCAACTAGTAAGGGTTATGAGGAAGCAGCTCAAGGGGATAGTATAAATTATTCAAATCCTAATTCAGAAACTAGGAGAGGTAGAGTTGGAAAAGGAGTTGCACAAACTTTAGATACTTCTTGTAATCAGGCGGTAATCTACGATGGTTACAATAATAAAGTAAAAGAAGAAAATGTAGTAGGAACTATTACTCAACATTGTTCTCGTAGCGGATTAACTAATGGTTTTAAGGTAATCAATGAAAACAAAATAAGAAGATTAACACCCATTGAATGCGAACGTCTGCAAGGTTTTCCTGATAATTGGACTGAGTACGGAGAAAGTGGAAAGATAAGCGATACACAACGATATAAAATGTGCGGTAATGCAGTAACAGTTGATGTTGTTGAAGCAGTAGCAAATAGTATAATAAAAACAATATACTAATGCCTAAAACCAAAAAAATAAACATACCGCAAACAGACGAACACAGAAAGGCAATGCAATGGTGCATAAAAAACAATGTTACAGTCGGAGTTTTACCTACAAAAAAAGGTTTAAAAGTTGAAATAAACGAAAATGGCGACAAAAAAATATCGCCAAAAATATACACACAAGAGGAAGCACAAAAAAAAGTTATAGAATTATATTTGTATATTTACAAAAAATACTGGCAAGTATGAACATAAACTTCAACACAACTATTTTTGCTTTATTCGGCATTTGCTTTGGCGCTAATTATTGGAACTCTAAAATGGATGACGATTTTGGCGAAACAGATTTGACCGGAGAAACAGAACATTGTTTGCAATTCTTTATTGCGGTAGTTGGAATTTCTTTTGTTTGGTTTACACAAGATAAATAATTACTATTTTGAAAAAAAAAGTAAACATTGCATCTGTAAAAGAAAATCCGGACAATCCAAGATTTATAAAAGATTCTAAATTTAAAAAATTAGTCAAGTCAATTAAGGCGTTTCCTGAGATGTTAGAGAAGCGGCCAATAGTAGTTGATGAAGATATGATTGTTCTTGGCGGAAATATGCGTTTAAAGGCTTGTAAGTCTGCCGGGTTGTTTGAGGTTTGGATTGATATTGCACAAGGTTGGACAGAGGAACAAAAGCAAGAGTTTATTGTTAAAGACAATGTAGGCTTTGGAGAATGGGATTGGGATATACTAGCAAATGAATGGGATGTTCAAAAATTAGTTGAATGGGGGGTTGATCTACCAGTTTTTGATTTACCTATTGATGATGACCAAGACGACAAAAACGATACAGACAAAGAAGTTTGCGAATTGTGTGGGAAATAAATTTGCACAACTAAAAGAAAAATTATAATTTAGCAGAGAATTAAGAACGACCAAGTTTAAAATTCTTTTCATAAAATTTAAGTTTGTACCTCTCAGAAATGGGAGGTTTTTTTATTTTTTTAAAAATTTTTTTGTTTTTTCTTGTGTAATTGAAAAAATTCTTTTACTTTTGGAGTCTAAACAAATAAAAATAAATATTATGACTTGTATTCAAACAAAAATAAAAGAAAGTAATTTAATTAAATGGTTTTTAAAAAACTCTGAAATAACTTTTCAAGATAGCGAGTGTTTTATGTCTAAATTTGATGGTAAATTAACTAGAAAAATGCATAATGAAATAACTTATTTTTTTAAAAATAACGGAGCAAATAAAACTGGAGGTACTATAAATGTAGGTCAAGGGTCAATCAATCTTTATACATCTAAGTGGAAAGGTGATTTAAATGTAACTTTTAGCACTTGTTTAGCTAATGAGTTTAAAAAATAATTAAAAAAAACAAAATAATAACTAACAGAATAACCTCCTAGAAATAGGGGGTTTTTTTATGTATTTATATTTTTTTAACTTTGCGTTATGACAACAAATTCGTACATAGTAAAAAAGAATCTTTTAGAAGCGCTAGAGCAATCGCTTGGAATAGTTACAACTGCGTGTAAAATAGTTGGTTGTGCAAGGTCTACATTCTACAAGTATTACAAAGATGACCAAGACTTTAGAGCCTCTGTTGATGAGTTAGAAAATTTGACTTTGGATTTTGTAGAATCAAAACTTCATAAGCAAATTGAAAACGACAACACAACTGCAACAATATTCTATTTAAAAACCAAAGGTAAAAAGCGAGGTTATATTGAACGTAAGGAAGTAGAGATGACCGCAGAGGTAAGTACAAGTAAATTATCAAACGAGGCAAGAAAAAAGATTGACGACATTTTAAATGAAGAATATTAACGATATAATTAAACAAAAATGCGAGGATTCGCTTTTGTTTTTTACTCGTTATATTTTCAAAGAAAACACCGGAAATAAATTCGAGGCCGCAGAGTTTCACAGAACATTAGCCAACACACTACACAAAGTTCATAAAGGCGAAATAAAGCGCCTTATAATTAATATACCTCCACGATACGGTAAAACTGAAATAGCCGTTAAAATGTTTATCGCCTGGACACTTGCTAAAAATCCTATGGCTAAGTTTATTCATTTATCTTATTCCGATTCTTTGGCGCTAGATAATAGTTCAATGACAAAAGAATATATTAATTCAGACGCATACCAAAGCATTTGGAATCTTCAATTAAAAAAGGATTCACAATCACAAAAAAAATGGTACACAACGCAAGGCGGTGGAGTTTATGCAACATCTTCAGGGGGTGCAATTACCGGGTTTGGTGCCGGTACCGGTGGAGCAATTATAATTGATGATCCATTAAAACCTGATGACGCTTTATCTGATGTTAGGCGGTCGTTTATAAACAATCGATACAATACAACTATTCGGTCAAGGGTTAATGATAGGGATGTTCCTATTATCGTAATTATGCAAAGGCTACACGAGGAAGATTTGAGCGGTTATTTATTAGACGGCGGAAGTGGTGAACAATGGCATCATTTGAAGTTAGCGGCATTAGATGACGATAACAATGCGTTATGGCCTGAGAAACATTCTTTTGAGGAACTCGAAGCAATACGTCAAGCGGATAGATATACATTTAGCGGACAATATTTACAAATTCCGTCGCCTCCTGAGGGTGGAGAATGGAGAAAAGATTGGTTTAATATTATAAATAGAGCCGAATTACCGAGCGATATATCTTTTGAAATGTACATTGATGGCGCTTATACCAAAGACACAAGAAACGATCCGACGGGAATACAAATCAGCGGTAAAAGTGGAGACAATCTTTACATATTTAAAAGCATTGACAAATATTTGGAAATGCCTGAACTAAAAAACTTTGTAACTTCTTTTGTGCAATCTTGTGGCGTTCCAATATCGCAAATATTAGTCGAGCCTAAAGCATCAGGAAAATCGCTTGTTCAGCTACTAAGGCGTGAAACTAGATACAATGTATCAGAAATAAAAACAAACTTTGTTAGGTACTCTAAAATTGAACGAGCGAGAGCATCCTCGCCATTTATTGAAGGAGGTAGAGTTTTTCTTGTTAAAGATAATTGGAATGATGCTTTTTTACAACAAGTTAGCACGTTTCCAAACGCTAAACACGATGAGCATATTGACGTAACATCCTACGCTATTGAAAGGAATTTAATTAACAACTTTTTTGTAGTTTAAAAACAATTTTAAATTTTGTATTTTTACGAAAATTTTATATTACTTTAAAATATGGCCTCATTCTTTGACCGATTCAATT